GGATTATAAATAAAAAAGACTGTAACCAATCAACAGGGCTAAGAGTCTAAGTAAGTAAGAGAAACAAAGGAGAACCATGACTAAAAAACATTTCGAAGCAATAGCAAGAACATTATATCTAGGTGTAAAGAGTGCCGAGAATATAGAAGACGACAACGAAAGTGTTGCTACCTTAATACTATTAAGCAATCTAATTCGAAGATTCGAGTATGATTTCGCAGACTTTAACGATAATTTTGACCCTTGGAAATTTAGAGAAGCGACAGGGATAAACGAAGCAACGAAAGAATTATTTTAAAAAGACTGTAACCAATCAACAGGGCTAAGAGTCTAAGTAATACAAAGGAGAAAGAATGAAACTAAGAAAATACAAAGTAACTATAGGATACGGATTCGAGAGCAAAATAGCCGTGAACCATAAGGACGAAGACGAAGCCTTGGAGATGCTAGCGAATGCAGTCTATAGGTGGACTGGAAACGTTGCAGACATTGAGGAAATCGAGAAGAAAATATTATCTGAAGACCGTCAAAGCTACGTTATAAATCCTGAGTGGGTAGAGTTCAAGCCAAAAAGAGAGAACATACTTTCAAGGAGTAGCTCCGTAATCTGGGCATATAGCAATGAATGGATGAATAGCTAAATAAATTAAATACCCTGTAACCTCTTCGGAGGTTGCAGAGTCTAAGTAATACAAAGGGAGAACAAATGAGCAAGAGCAAAGAACAACAAAGAAAAGAAATCGAAGCACTATTAAATATAAACGACCACGTAATAGACAGTAAAGGCAACTTCGTAAAGGAGGAAGAATGACAAGATTAAAAATTAACGGAGAAGACAAAGTTTATATAGGTAACGACTGCGTGCACTGTCGACAGGATACAAGTTACGGCAGTGGAAGATACGTTAACAGATACCCTGCTGAAATATATAGCGAAGAAGAAAAAGCAATAGTAGAAGGTTACTGTTGTGATGAGTGCGAACAGGATTATATAAATAGCTTAGATGAAGATGAAAAAGCTAGCTATTTGGGAGAGGAAGAATAATGACAGAGGGAGAATGTAACCAAGGTTACACAAAACTAGGAGACTGTATACAGTGCCTATACGGAAGCATAGAAAACTATCAGACACAAAGGGAGGACGACGAATGAGCGAAAGAATTAAAAGACAAATGACTAATAAGCAAGTCAAAGAGATTAAAAACTATATCGAGTATTGGTTAGACGACCATTACGGAGTTAAGGCAGAGTTCAAACAGTTACCAACAGATGAGCTAAGAATTAAAGAAGTTCCTAGTTATAAGCTCGTGACAGATAGATTATTTAATTTAGAGATTGATTTGGTTTATTGGACACACTGGACAAATATGAATGATACCTTAAAAAGTCATAAAGTTGCTGACAGAACTATAACAATAGTTGTTAAACATAAGGACGTTGTAAGAACTACAGGCGAAAAGAAAACAGACCTTGAGACCGTGATAAGAGGTGGCTTCGATGACGATGGCAAATTTGTATTCGGGATTCACGTCGAAGCAAACTACCTAAGAATGTTTGATAGTGGAAGATGCGAGCAAACACTAGCAGGGAGCTACGGTTCGGAAGAGTGGGGACATGAACCAACAGATTACGATAGTTGGGAAATGAATCTTATGTGGACAATGTTTAAAGCGTTGTAATAAAAGAAATAAAAACTATGTAACCTCTTCGGAGGTTGCATAGTCTAAGTAAGTAAGTAATAAAAATATAAGGAGATACATTGATAATAAAACAACTAAGCAAAGCCGATTTCGTAGACGAGTTTAACTTCGGAGAACAATCAAGTTATAACAACCAGTTTACATACGAGGGATTAAGTTCTTTGTACGATTACATAATGGAATGTTACGACGAGGAGAACCCATTCGAGATGGATGCTATAGCGTTAATTGTACAGTTCTCAGAGTACGATAGCTTAGAAGAGTGCTTGCAAGAGGTAGGCAACGACGACATAAAAACTATGGAAGAGCTACAACACAACACTTCAGTAATAGAAGTCGAGGGAACTGAGAGGATAATTATATCGGAGTTCTAGAAACAGACACAACTTATGCACCCTGCGTTAGGAGTGGCTTCTGTTGTAAGCAGAAGCCATGTCCATTCGGTAAGGCTACAAGCAAAACAAACTTTGCTTGTGTCTACCTAGGTGGAGATGAGGCAGGAGAATATTATTGTGAGAAGTACGAGGAGATACAAGCAGGTATGCCTGAGAACGGAGCAGACTTTAGTCCTGCATTCAATACAGGTTGCTCCTCTACTTTGTTTAATCCTGCAAGAACAAAAGTAATATTAAAAATAATGGAGGGAAGATAATGAACAGAGCATACAGGAGGGCAAATGCCTCAAAGAAAAAAAGCTCATCACAAAAAATATATTCTCCGACTAAATATATAAATAAAAACTACAACAAATTTATTGTTGAAAATACAGAAAGGATAACAGATGGGTAAGTATATAACAATCGGAGGACTTGAGTATATCTTCATGACAAGAGGCAGATATCTAAAGATACAAACTTTAGTAGGCGACTTGACATGGGATGCAGACAAGTTGTCAGACGGTGGACAAAAAACTTTAAATAATTTATGTAACGTTTTAGACGAAGCAATAGTCTAAGTAATAGAAAGAAAGGATATTATGAAAGTAAAAGAACTAAAAGATATAATCGCATACTTAGAAGACGGAGGAAGAAAAACATTAGAGGGAAGTGTAGAAAAATTTATTGAAGTGTCTAAAAGTTATGGCTTCAATGATGAATTTATATTTGAAAGACAACAAGCTAATGGCATGACTCCACACGAAGAATGGCAGGAAAGATACAGTAGTTATACCAATCTACTGAACTATGTTAGAGAGAGACATGCGAGTGAATATAAACATGCGTATCAAAACAGTTACCACCCAATTCATGGATGGAGAAAAAAAGAAATTAATGTGTAACCTTTTCCAGGGTTGCATCGTCTAAGTAAGTAAGTAATAACAAGGGAGATAATATGCCGAAGTATGAGAGCAGAGCAACAAGACTAAGTAATGCCATGGACTTAACAACAAACATTGACGAAGTCAATAACCTTAGGGAGGAGTTAGAACAATGGCTCGACAACATGCCTGAAAATTTACAGGCAAGTGAGAAAGCTATGCAACTAGAGGAAGCTATACAAAACTTAGAAGAGATTGCAGACGAGTTAGAAAACATGCAGGAACTACAACACAACGTAGAATTTCCTGGGATGTTCTAGTGGTAGATAGAAGTTTCATAGATAGGAGATTCGAATTGCTGAAAGACGCAGTGTCACAATCAGATATGTGGGAGGTAAACAATCCAAGAGTAATGAAGATACTGACACTAAGCATGGAGATGATTGAGGATGACGAGCTGTTCAACGAGGAACAGATAGAGCAAATATTCTACATACTTCTAGCAGTCGTAAAGCTATGGGGAAAACCTACAACTAATGTGTAACCAAATGCACCAGGAGAGAGTCTAAGTTATGTGGTTCGATGATGAGATATTGGACGACTTAGACGACGAGTTAACAAAGGAGAATATGATAAAGAAATACAAGTACAAGATAGACGGAGAGCTAACTGTCATGGCTACTACTAAGAAAGAAGCAGACGAGAAGCTCATTACCTTTATGAAACATAGCCCAACGTATGTATCAGAGGCAACGTTTATACATAGCGAAGAGATAGTAGACGGTAAGTTTACACAAGTACAGGAGGAAGAATGAATAGAAGTCAAAGACGTAGACTAGCTTCTAATAAAAAAGGTGGGACACAAATGAACCACCCAACATTCGGACTTAAGTTACATGCAGAACAATTAGATAGACAAAGGGTTACGAAACTAAATACAAAGGAGGAAGAATAATGGCTATGAAAATTGAAAGACTAACAATAGATATAATTACTGAAGATTGTGGAGAAACTTATTCGGCACTTGACCACATACACGAATGGGTACAAGAGAATGGATTAGGACAACACATAATCACAAGTGATACTATTACTTTAAAATTACAGGAGGAAGAATAATGGCTAACTTATTTAAAGGACATGTTGATTCTTACGAGCTGTTAGATTTTTTATCTGATAGATTGCAAGACGAGTTAAACAGAATCAATGTAGAAAAGCGACGAGGCATAAAGTCCTGGAGTGATGCAAGGTATACAAGATATGATGAGCAAAGATACATGCTAAAACAACATCATAAATATCTACAATCTCTATACAAGGAGCTAGAGAAAGGCGACATGATAGAAGATATAGCAAGAGATAACTTCGCAGTTTTAGATGAGCCACCGTTCTAATGCCGACTAAAACATATTGGATTATGTTTAACAACAAAGACTACAAGGAAAATCCTAACTTAGTTATCGACATGTTAACTGACGCAAGGATAGAAGAGATACAAGAGGAGGAAGAATGATTGTGAAATCGTTTAGAAATACAAGAGTACCCTGGCATATTAAGTATAAGAAAGATTTAATTGCCTGGGCATTAGTTAGATTCAGAGATGAAGAACCGATAAGCAATGGAGAATTTGTCTATGAGTTACGATGTACTAGATTCGGTGGACTACTGCACGACCTAAGAAAAGAGGGTTATGACATAGCTACTGTACGTGCAAAACAAAAGGGACACTACATTTATTACTTGTTGTCAATGCCTGACGAAGAAACAAGTAACAACTTGAAGTTAGTTTAACAATGATAGTTGTCAATATTTGTAAATGTGTAGTAACATTATGAGTATGATGTATGTAGTTACGGCTATAGATATATACAATAGTGAAGAACGTAAGTGGGAGTTCGACAATCTTGTTGACGCTAACAGGAAAGTCAGAGAACTGAAAGACCAACCGAGCAGATATGTGGTCAAGTTCACAACAAGTTCTACTGTTGTTGTCTAGATAACAAAACAATACAGGATAAGGAGAATCATGGCTAATTTATTTGGCGAACCTAACTATCTAAAAAAGTGGGCTATTCAATTAGCTAACGCATGTGGTGGTCAAACAGTAGAGAAGACATTAGTAATAAAAGAAACTAATGTAAGTAAAGTAGATGAACTTATAGAACAGTTTGTCAAAGACCATAATGATATGGTTATACAAATACACGAAGTAGAAAAAGCAATGGAGGAAGAATGAGCGAAATGACAGTAGAAGATTTAGTTGCAGAACTAATGGCACTTAAGATAGAAGACAAGCAAGTGTTTACAGGTAACGTCATACGAGTAGACAATAAGATTATACTTACAGGAATGACTGCGACTGTACCTGTAGTTGTACAAACACTTGAAGTTGATGAAGACGGAGAGTTAGTAAGAGCGAGAAATGAAAAGGGACAATACCAGGCAGACAATCCTGACACCGTGGAGAACGAGGCGTTCAAGGAAGAAGAGTAGTATGGAGATACAATGGGTTGTGTTGATAGTTATTATGACTGTATTGTTAACAGGTATATGTATAACAGTAGTACAAATACTTAGAGATGTGTTCATAGGTTTTGGTATTACCTTAACAGAGCTAAGAAAAATAAAGCTGCAAGAACTCAACAGTATAGATGAATTAAAAAATACATTATCAAGTACACGTTATAGAATTATTGATTTAAAAAATAATGAAGAGGTAGAGTGGAACGTTAGTGATGGAGACATTGGAGATTGGTTAAACAGTGATGACTAATAAAAGACAAAGCAATGAAGTGGGACTAGAACTATTATCTTTTAATAAACTATTAATGGATAGTAAAAAGGATGAGCTTAATAAATTGTCACAAGTCAGGACTAAACTAATAAATGATTCTGTTGCTGAGGGTTGGAGCGTAATACAAATAAGCAAAGCAACGGAACTAAGTAGGCAACGTGTCTACAAGATACTTAACGAGGGAGAATAAATGGCTAAATATAATAAAGATGATTATGAAGTAGTAGAGGTAAGACTAAAAAAGTTTTGGAAGGATTACCCTGATGGACGTGTGTTTACAGAGGTTGTAAAAACAAGTGATGACGGCACTATGGTAATTGTTAAAGCAATGGTCTATCTAAATAGGGAAGATGTAAACCCTGTATCAACAGGTCTTGCACAAGAAACTAAAGGTCAAGGTGGATTTGCAAACGCAGATGCTTGGATGGAAAATTGCGAAACATCAGCTATCGGTAGAGCATTAGCTAATTGGAAGTATCAAGGTAGTACTAAAAAGAGACCGTCACAAGAAGAGATGAGTAAGGTACAACCAATACAGAAGACAGGCAGAGTTAAAGACATTGTCATAGAACAAGAAGATGCTGCACTTAAGAAAGCTAAGCAAGACTTTTCTAAAGACATAGGAGCTGATGAACAATCTGTTGCTGACCAAATATCAGATATCATTAAAGACATGTGTCCTGATGCAAAGCTAAGAAAACAAATTAAAGATTCTGCTTGGCAACAATCAATGGAAGACAACCTGCCTAAAGAGATAGAGGATTGGTCTGACGGAGATATGAAAACTTTCTTAGGTCATTTCGGTACGCTTATGCAAGATGACAAGGCTATGTTAGACAGCATGACTACTGATATAAGTGATACACAAATACAATGTCCTGAACCACAATGTAATAAGTTTGAATGGATTGTAGACAACCGAGAAAAGAAAGCTAGTGATGATAAGTTTGCAAACATACCTGACTTTACTTGTGACAACTATGGACCTGACAAAGATGGTTGTGGTAAAGGTTGGTACATAGGTAGCAAAGACTTTCCATTTGACAAATGGCTCTAGAAGAAATAGGTAGCAACGAATCAATTAACAAGTTACTAGATAGAATAAAAAAAAGATACCCTACTTATAACTTTGATATTCCTGCTGAACCTGACCGTACACACAAAGCACCTTACTTGTGCAAAGATAATAAAGATACCTACTACGACAATGAGGGTAATGTCTTTTGTGCTACAAGGTATAAACTTGTAGATGAATACAACCCACATGCCTGGACATGGGCAACATGTCATGCACTTGTAAGTACTTTAGATGAACAGAAAGTATATAAAGATTTACAAGATGAGGCACCTTTCTAATGGGGTACACACCACTGCCTGAATGTGTAACGATACGAGTATCAGATATAGATGGGTTAGGTTTGTTTTGTGTTACTGCTATCGAGCAAGGATATAGCTTAGGCATATCACATGTACATGATACAAGATTTCCTAATAGATTTATTCGCACACCACTCGGAGGTTTTGTTAATCATAATGACGAACCGAACTGCAGAACTGTTGACATACAAGGATACAAATACTTAACGGCACTAAAAAATATAGAACCAGGGGAAGAACTAACTCTTAAATACAGTATGTATAATTTAGACCTTGTTAACTAAAACCCTATAAACATTGAGCATCTATCCCTTTGAGGTTGCCCTCAGACAAGAGACAATATAGTAGTGGCACTATGTACCACACAAACTACAAGATTTTTAAGTTATCCCAACCTTTATTGCTGACAGTAAACGATAAGACACCTGGGTGTGACCAGTTACCTGTCCTTGCAGTAAAGTCTATGCTCTTATCTAATGAAGGACACTGAAACCAAGTTCTATCTCCTTGCTGCTTACTACGAAAGTGATGATAGTGACCTGTTACAAGAATCTCTGCGTCTCCCGATGGTAAGAAACCATACATCTGTCCTTTCCACCACGATTCTATCTTAGCTTCAGCGTTACCACCACCTGTTGACATATGTCCATGTGTCATAGCAACAGTCTTACCTTTGACGGTAATGTTCTGATGAAATCCTTCAGGTATGTTTACTTCTACGTGTCCATATCTATCAGGATTAGCAGACATAATCTCTTTGCATATTTCCATGTGCATAGTGTCTGAGTTATCTAAACGTGTAGTTGTAACCTGACCCTTGCCTGACCTGGAGGTCTCGCCATGATTACCTGGTACTCCACACAATACAATACGTTTAGCTAATGGTAAGAATGTATCTATTGTTTTCATCATCATACTTCTAGCTAGTGCGTACTGTTCTATTAGTGTCAGCTCTATATTAAATGGTTGAGAATCATAGAATCCGTAGCAGTTTTCTGTAAGGTCTCCAACACCTGCTATATATATCTCATCTATTTGTACGTTAGTTTTACGTAGTTCTTTAATTCTTTGTACTGCATCTTGTAAAGCTACATCATATCTCTTGACTGTATTCTCTACACCGTAATCTTTTTTACCTAGTTGCCAGTCACTCATAAAGAACATAAACGCTGTGTCTCCACCCTTGTCGTACTTCTTTATGGGTACTTTTCTTTTTGCAGCACTCAGTAATTGCTTAAAGTATTTGTCGTGACCTGGTTTTTTCTTGCGAACAATACCTTTAAACGCATAGAATGTCTCGACTTGTCCACCTTTTAGCTGTGTATTCCAACTAGATGCACGAACTTGCCCATCTATTTCATATAAGTTTGGGTCAAAGCCCCACTCTTTTAGTATGTCATCATACTTTGATTGATAGTTGGGGTCGTTTCCTACGTGTGTGATTTCTCCAAGACCAGTGACATTATCTATCTCATAGCCTGGCATCCATCCTGCTTTGTAAAAGTTATTACCTAACTCTTCAGAGGATAGCTTTTTTTTCTTTGGCATAAAACCTCCTTTAGCCCTGTTACCAACAGTCTATAGAGGTTTACTTAGAAATCGTGTATTTAATTAAATTATTTGCTGACTGATTGTGAGTTACCACCAATTTGTTTTTTGGCGTAAGTCTTAATTACAGCTAAAGCTGCACCACCACCTGCAAGAGCAGCCAACTGAAGTACTTCAGCGTCTACACCTACCAATGGAGCTACTGTTAAAGCACCGATGAACGCTTCTACGAAGGTCCAACTTGTTCTCTCCAACATATCTTTAAGTTCTGCACTCATTTATAATCTCCTAGTTTATTAATCTACCTTTAATCATAGCATTAGTCTTGATGACATTACCGTTTATCTCTTGCAATTTATCATATACAGACTCAGCTAATATCAAATGGTCTTTAGCTTTGTTATCCAATGGTTTATTTTCTAATAGATTGTTTATTGTATTGTATTTAATGGTAACTTTCTTACCTTGTAGTAATTGATTAGCCACCTTTGCATACATTTTCTTGTACGCTACGGCACTTGAACCTATAAATCCGTCAGCAGATATGTCTAAGTCCTGTTGACTTTCTCCAACAATGAGACACCCACTGGTATGCTCATCTGTGTTGCCAGTGTGTATCAGTATGTAAGTAAAATTAGGTACGTTTTGTATGTGCAACATGCCATAATGTGCGTTCTTGTATCTCTCTGTATACTTAGCATGAAACCCACCAGTCTTTCTAAACTGTACATCGTATGTACCCTCAGGTATGCAGGTCTCGTGCATTACTTTGACTGCTTGATACTGGTCTTCTAATGTATAACATTCAAATAGACCATCTATAAATAGCATACCGTTGGTAGCATCCTTGCCGAACTGTGTTCTAATAACATCTAGTTGCATCATTAATCCTTTCTAAAACTAATAGTAAGTAACCATACAGCTAATGTTATTAACGTAGCTAACCCTGTTACTTGTTGTGCAGAACCTGTCAAGGTAAGTGTTGCAATAACTAAACCAACCAAAGTCCAACTAAGGTTTAATGTTTCTTTAATTGCTGCGATAAACCAAGCCCATAGCTTTTTAATCATCAACTTCTCCTAAACATGAAAGCTGCCATACTAGCTATTCTAGTCAGAATAACTGGCACTACAACCTCTTGAGCTTTTTCCTTCTGGTCTTGAGTCATGTCATCTCCTATGTTTGCAACAGTTATGTCTCCTAAATTATTAAAATCTACGAATGTCTCTATAGGATTTTCTATAAACGATTCATAAGATACCTCTGTCACAACGTCAGCTAGTGTGTAATTCTCTACGTCAGCGTTCTCCACGGCTCTCTCAACGTACTCTTCTACTGCCTCAGCTATAACCTCGTCCTCTTTAACAGACTCAGCTATTATCTCTACGTCTTCTGCCTCTACCTGGAGTACCTCAGCTACAACTTCTACTTGTTCTTCTGTAAGTTCAGCTACATCTTCAATAGCTTCCTCAACTACAGCCTGTATAACTTCTTGTACTTTTTCTGATGCCTGGTCTAAGTTCTGTACACCAATATCATTAACTTCTTCTAAAACTTCTGATGCTTCTTCGTTGGTAAGCTCTTCGACATACTCTTGTATTGCTTCTTCTTTAGCTTCTTCATACTCTACTAACTCCTCTTCTGTAAACTCTTCTATCTCTTGTTCAGTAGCTATCTCTATCTCAATAACAATAACTTTTTCTATCTCTGCAACTTCAACAGCTACTTCCTCTTCAGTAAGCTCTATGGATTCTTCCTCTTCCACTCTCGGTAATGTTGTGGTTGACGTATCTTCACTAACAATTTCCTGTATCGACTCATCCAAAACTTCCTCGACATTTTCTTTAACTTTTTCATCTTGTACCTCCAACAAATCTTCTTGTATTTCTTCTTCAGTAGGTGGAAACAAATCGTTTTCTACATATATATCTATCCAGTCTACCTCATCAACAACAATATCATCCTCAAAAATTTCTACTTCATAGATTTCTAGGTCTATCTCTTCTAGTTCTATTAGTGTGTCAATAAACTCTCTAGCTTTTTCCTCAGATTCAAACTCAAAGAACTCAATCTCCTGCTCATACTCCAACTCTTTAGCTTCTCTTTCCATCTCTTCTTCTGTAAGTTCAATGTATTCAATGTCAAGTATGTCAGCATCATCAATAAACTGTTCTTCTTCTTCGTATATATCTTCGTCAATAATTTCGACATCATATAATTCTAAGTCTCCTCTTTCTATCTGTTCATTTGTAAGAGCTACACCATATAGCTCCTCGTTCATAGCTCTCTCCTGGTCACGGTCTATAGTGCCATCGTTCTGTTCTTTCTCTGTGTATGTAACCTCTTCGTCTCCAACAACAATAACAACATTAGTACGCTCTTCTCTTTCTGCTCTTTCTTCATCGGTCTCGTTGTATCCTGTCTCAGCCATATTAGATTCAACCTCTATAGCTTCTTGTATCTCCATAACAATAATTTGTTCCAAGACTTCAGCTTCTTCTTCTTCTCTTATACCTTTTTCTTCATCAGTTTCTGATATACCATACGAAGCAAAGTTAGCATTTCTCTGTATTGTTAAAGGGTCAAGGGTGGTAGTAGTAGTGCCTATGTACTTTATCTCTATGTCATCTACTAAAGCCCAGTCATTAATTGTTATAACAAACTTATCTATAAATAGATTTGTTTGGTCATAAATGTTATAAACAATATCTTCCCACATTGTATTGTTATTACTGTAAGTCTGTGCATCTATAGTATTACTTTGTGTAGTGTCATCACTATGTGTGTACTCAACACTACCTGTATTATTTAATGCACCTATAGTAAAACCTACCTCATAGACATCATGGTCTTCAGGCAAGGTAAACTCATAGTCGTTAGAACCACCACTATGTTTTTGATATTCAAGTTCTATATGAGTGTTTGTCATACCATACAAACCACTCCAGGTATTGTCTATGTTTACTAAATTATTATTCTCTGTTTCAGGTACAACTATATCTGTTGTCTGTTCATTAGAATCTACACCACCGTCAAAGGTTTCTGTTTCTACTACTTGACCTTCAGGTATTGTAGTAGTAGTGGTTGTAGTAGTTGTAGGTGTTTCATCTGCAAATGCAGGTATAGGCACGGCTAAGAATAGTGCTATACATATTCTAAGTAACACTG